ATGGCAACAAACAAGCGTGTTTTCACCTTGCGCCTATCTGATGAAGTCTTTGACAAGATCGGGGCGCTTGCAACCCGTGAACACCGATCCATTACCAATTACATTGAATTTGTTCTTCTGAAACACTTGGAAGAAGTGGAAAAGGCGGAAGGAATGATCAATGTCGATAATTCACCCAAAGGGGTATAACTGAGAATGTCTGTCCTGAAGCAAAAGAGAACCACAAGCAAGGCCGAGTTCATCAACACGGCCAATCAGATTTATGTTGAAACCCTGAACTTCCTGACCCGTCTTTCAGCCCGGTATTCCCGGTTGATTGCGGAGCCGGTGGCAAAGCTGGCCGGTGAGATCATCGACCATGCGGAGAAGGCCAACAGTATCTTTCCTTCGGACAACCAGCGCATTGAAATGAGGAAGGCCCATCTTCTTGAAGCACGGGCTTCCCTGATGGCGCTGGATGTTCGCTTGACCCATGTTTACCTGATTCTGAACCAGAACCCGGAAGGGGCCTTTACCACTTCCAAGGGAAATCCGGTGAAGTCACAGGATGCCATGGAAAAGCTGGATAAGATGGCCCAAAACTTGGGTGAACTGATCGACAAAGAAAATGAACTTCTGAAAGGGGCAATCAAAAATGTAACAGCAAAACAGAAATGATTTCCTATTAGGTGCGTGACTGTTAATGTGTCCTCTGGCGGTTTGGTGGGGCCTTCGTTCCCCTAATTACAATAACAACAACAATTTCGTTATTGTCTGGACGGATGGCAACAACAACAATAACAATGCCAATAATTCTGGTGGGTTGCGGCCCGGATTTTGCAGATATACACGGTCAAATGTAGTAACAGAAGGCAAACGGCTTTTCAGGTGAAAGACGACCGATGTAAAAGGAGTTGCGCTTCCTTGGGTGTAAATCCCTAAAACTGCCCTTTGATGCCCTTACACGAACGCTTCTTGCATGGTGGGTGATTGTGCCTTAACCCATTTCATGTGTAAGGGCAAAGCAATTTAGACGGCACCCTACAAGATATTTGTACGAGGGGCGAATACTTTTATTATGACAAGCCAAGAACGGCATGAAGCAAGGTTCCAGCGCCGCAAAGCAAAGCGGTTGGAACGAAAACAGGCCCGGTGTGATAGCCTTGGGCCAACGAATAAAATATTTTCCTATCGGAAGATGTTCTTCTACGGGAAAAAGTGCTGTAACGGGGTGCGGTGGAAGCAAAGTGTTCAAAACTTTGAAGGCCACCTGTTTTCCGGTACGGCAACACGGCGGCGAACGGTGTTGGAACAGACTTGGAAGCCCAAATCCTGTTCCCATTTCACCCTTCGGGAACGGGGAAAAATCCGCCCGATAGATGCCCCGCACATTACGGATCGACAAATCCACAAAACCCTGTGTAATGAAGTCCTGATCCCGTTGTATTCACCTTCCATGATCTATGACAACGGGGCAAGCCAAAAGGGAAAGGGCCTTCATTGGCAGTTCAAACGGATCAAACAACAGCTTGGATGGCATTACCGGCGATATGGCCGGGAAGGTGCTGTGTTGCTGTTGGATTTGAAAGGGTTCTTTCCAAATGCTTCCCATGCCCTGTTATATCAGCGGCACCGGGAATTGATTTTGAATCCTGAACTTCAAAACTTGGCTGATACTGTGATTCAATATTCCCCATGCCCGACACCGGGCCGGGGCTTGCCTTTGGGCGTGGAGCCTTCCCAACAGGAAATGGTGGCGTTACCAAGCAAAATTGACCAATGGATCAAGTGTCAGGCCCATGTTCATTGCGCCGGTCATTACATGGATGATTACTATGCTTTCTTTCCCACGGTGGATGAAGCAAAGCTGATGGGCCATGAAATTGTAAGGCGTTTTGAAGCCGCTGGAATCCGAGTGAACAAGCGCAAGTGTAAGGTGATCCCGCTTACAAAGCCGTTCCGGTTCTGCAAAGCCCGGTTCACACTTACCGAAACCGGCAAGATCAAGGTGAATGGAAGCCGGGATGGAGTGAAACGGGCAAGGCGAAAACTGAAGCTGTTTCACAGGGAGTTCAAAGAGGGAAAACGATCCTTCTTTGACATAGAACAATACATGGAATGCCAAAGCGCCTATTACCGGAACTTCAACGATCATGGCCGGTTGTTGCGGTTGCGGCGGCTTTACCATGCAATCTTTTTCGGAGGTGGACAATGTTTAGAATCATCAAAGCCGGGGCCGGTATCGGCCTGACCGAGAACCTGAACTACATCAAAAAAGCCGAAAATGGTTGCTACATCCTTTGCCCGGAGCATGATGCTTCGGGCATTGTTTTTGAGGGTGTGGCTTACCATTTGTTGGGCCGTGCCGCTATGGATGAACTGGAAACGGTGAGTTTGGAACAGACGGACGCAGGAAGCGAGATCACCAAGGCCACGGAAGCCGGTGGAATCGTCTTTGTGACCTTGGCGGAAGCCGGGAGCATTGACGCTGAAACGGCGGCGGAACACGCTGATTTGTTCGCTGAATGGGCTTTCCCCGTTGGCTACACGGTGGGGCAGATTCGCCGGTATAACGGAACCCTTTACAAGTGCGTTCAGGCCCATACTTCCCAAGCGGATTGGACACCGGACACGGCTTCCAACCTGTGGAGCAAAACGAGTGATCCCGCTGAAGAATGGCCCGAATGGAGCCAACCGGTGGGAGCGCATGACGCTTATTCCAAGGGGGCAAAGGTGAGCCATAAGGAAAAGCATTGGATTTCCACGGTGGATTCCAATGTGTGGGAACCCGGTGTGTACGGGTGGGAGGAAAGCACGGATGGAGTATAAAACCTATGTTTGCCGTAAACGGGCAAGGTTCAAGGCGATTTGCGGACAAGTGAACATTCCGTATGGAACCACCCTGAATGGTCAGGGTGGTTTTTTGATCCTGAATGATCTTCCGGTGTGTTCGGCCACCAGCCAAAACGCCTATGACTTCTTCACACAGAATGATGATGGCATGGGCAAGGAAAGGGGCGAACTTCTGAACCGGATCACCGCAACGCTGATGAAGCAGACCCCCGGACACAACGCCCGATGGGGGAAAATTTGGGATGATCCCCGTTGCCAAAAGTACAAGCGCCCGGAACAGGAAGATCATTGGATTTGGAATCATGACTTCTACAACGGCCCTGTTGAGGATTTGCGCTATATTGCCGCCCTGATCGGGGCCTGATAGGAGGGAAAAGCCATGACGATTTATCAGGTGTTGTGCTTGATTGGTGTTCCCGCCTTGATTTTGGCAGTATTCAAATACCTGTGGAGTCAAATCAAGCATAATACCGAGGATTCCAAGGCTTTGAAGGCCGGTATTCAGGCCCTTCTTCGGGCGCAGATGATCAGCGATTTCAATAAGTATTCCGAAAAAGGCTATGCCCCAATCTATGCACGGGATAATTTTGAAAATTGCTGGAAGCAGTATCATTCTTTGGGGGTGAATGGGGTGATGGACGATCTTCACAGAAAATTCTTGGAGTTGTCCACCGATCCCCCGGAAGAATGAGCAGACGAACCAAAAAGCCAAAGCGTGAGTTTTCCAAGCTGATCCTGTATGTGGTGGGGGCCGTAACCGTTGGGGTTACGGCCTTCACCCTTATCATGGTTTGGAAAACTGAAAACCTTGAACCGCTGGCCTATTTGATCCCCGCCATATTTGCTGAATTGGCAACCGCAACCGGGTTTTACTATTCCAAAGCCAAAGCCGAAAACCGGATCAAACTTCGGAAGTTGTATGGCCCGGAAATCTATAACGATGCAAAGGAGATTTGAAACCATGCTGAACGCTGTTTTGAACAATCTGATCAATATTGGGTGGGCCATGCTGATCTTCCTGTGTGCGTACCTGTCCAATGTCGCTTTTTCCCTTTACTACAACATCAAGGTTTTGCTTCAGCCCTTCGACAGACAGAAAATGATCAATTCCGGGCTGAAGGTTGCCACCTTCGTTGTGGGCCTGACCTTGCTTTGTGTAGCAATCACCACCCTTCCGATTTATGCGGATCAGCTTGGGTGGGCAATCCCGGAAGAATACACAGAAATTTTTGCTGATTTGGTTATTGTGGGCGCTGTGCTGATGGTGTCTTGTAAGTATATCGCAGAAGCCTTCACCAAGTTCAGGGCCATTCTTCAGGTGAAAGGAGATACAGAAAATGAGTAATTCCCCCCTTGTAACCTATACCCGGATCACGAAAAACAAAACCAGCCCCCGGAACCATGCCATTGACACCATCACGATTCATTGTATCGTTGGGCAATGGACAGCAAAACAGGGGTGTGATTATTTCGCCACCACAGACCGGCAATGTTCCGCCAACTATGTTGTTGGTAAGGATGGTTCCATTGGCCTTTCCGTGGATGAAAAGGATCGTTCTTGGTGTTCCAGCAACGGCACCAATGACAACCGGGCAATCACCATTGAAGTTGCTTCTGACACCACCCACCCTTACGCCGTCACCGCCAAGGCTTATGCGGCCCTGTTGGATTTGGTAACGGATATTTGCAAGCGCAACGGGATCAAGAAGTTGGTGTGGAGTACGAACAAGAATGACCGTGTGAATCATCGGAACGGATGCAACATGACCGTTCATCGTGACTTCGCCAACAAAGCCTGTCCGGGGGAATATCTTTATTCCAGACACGGGGAGATTGCCGCAGAAGTCAACAGAAGGCTTCAGGGCGCTTCCAATGGTGGTGGGGTAGTAGTTACACCCCCAGCCGCAGAAAAGCCCACAGGCGGCACCACAGGGGCCACCGTGACCCCTTACCATGTGCGGGTGAAGATCACCAACCTGAATATCCGTAAAGGCCCCGGCACAAACTACGGTGCAACCGGCTACATCCAGCCCGGTATTTATACCATCGTGGCTGAAAGCACCGGCAAAGGTGCGTCCAAGTGGGGCAAACTGAAAAGCGGTGCCGGGTGGATTTCCCTTGACTACGCCACCAAAACCTGACCATGAGAAAAGGCCCTTCCGGTTCAAGCTGGAAGGG